GCCGGCTGCTCTGAAGCCACTGAGCTACAGATCCATTGGCGGCGAAGTTCTGCTGAGAGTTTGGCGCCGCACCGTTGGCTCTCATGGCTCATGGGGCAGGGATCGAACCTGCGTACGGATTTCTCACGGCGAGTTAACAGCTCGCTGCCTGGCCTCTAGGCTACCCATGAATGGTGACGGACCCGCGAACCCCAAGAAAGAGGGGAAGCAAAGACCGTCGGCTGGCGCGGTAGGAGTCGAACCCACATCCTCCTGGTTAACAGCCAGGCGCACTACCTTTCCTTGCGGTTGTGCTACACGCCAATGAGCTCCCGGGGATGGGTTCGAACCATCACTTCTCAGCGTTGGATGCTGAGCGCTCTCCCTTAAGCTACCCGGGAATGAACTGAACGCAAGTTGTCAAGGATCAAGGGGAAGCTTTCGCTTTCCTTGGTGGAGCGTCCGGGAATCGAACCCGGCGGGCCTGAGGCGACCGGGTTACAGCCGGTCCCGTCTCCTTAGCGGTCTACCGCTCCATGTGTGATGTCAAGTGCCTTAAACGAACGATGCCGAGAAAGTTTCCTTCCTCGGCGACCTTGGTGCTTCTACACCCTACTCAGTCGCTCCGGAAGCTCGGAGCGACAGCACGCTCCAGTTCACGTATCAGTATTCGCGGCGGCGTTCTGCCACTGCTTTCGATAATCCTTCTGTGCGTATTGGGTTTTCATGACTTCTTACTTCGTTGGCCTGAGTGGAATCGAACCACCGACCTCATCCTTATCAGAGATGCGCTCTAAACCGACTGAGCTACAGGCCAATGAACCGCCACAAGTGCGGTGGTAACCAGTACTATATCCGCTTGTGAGCGCCTGTATCGGAACTTTTTTCGCCGTGGCGCACTTTTGTCATCAGGTTCGATCGTAGTCATCATCGAGCCTGACGATGTCATCGAGCTCCGGTGTTGACACCTCTGCCACCTCACACCCCTCGTCGCCTGCTCGCATGCGGTGAACGGTGCCGGGCGGGCAGTGGAAACAGTTGCCGGGTCCCATGATCATCGTGTTGAATCCATCGGCGCCGGGCACCCCGATCTCCAGCTCCATCGCACCCTTCAACACGTAGAAGCTCTCATCCTTCTTTTCATGGTACTGGCGTGACAGGCGTTGGTTGGGTTTGATGACCAGCACCTTGCCGACGTAGCTGGCGGTGTGAGCCCAGATGACCTCGTGTCCCCACGGCTTGTTGACGATGTCTCGCCTAGTGTGCATATTCACAATCCTACTTCGCCCAGGACGAGAAGTCCACAGTCACATTCCTCGCCGATGAAAGGAGGTTCAGACCACATGACGTAGATGCGAGTGTGACACCCAAGGTGACTCTCGCGCGTCGGACTGTCCTTGATGCCGATGATGATGCCGTTGCGAAAACTCGCATCAGTCTTCGCTTCCGTCAGGCCGAGGACGAAGTCGCCAGGCTTGAGGTTGCGGCGGTTCACCGCATGATCCTAATCCACCTCTTCGACCCAGTCGAACCGAGCCCAGTAGAGGCCTTGCGAAAACATGACGCGATAGTGCAGGTTCTGGAAGACGTTCTTCAGTGCCGGCTTCTGCCTGTTGCTCCGCAGCACCGGGTCGATCTCCGCCTTCATCAACTCGTAGTGATCGACGTGCCACACTCGGTCGACGACGACTCCTGACATCGTCCGCTTCATGGGCAGGCTGCGCTCATCGCCTCGCCGCGAAGGTTCACCCAGATCCGGGTCGAGGTCCATGTAGACTGACCCACCATCATAGACACACCTGACCATCGCACCGTTGGGGATGGGAGGCGCGTGGCCTCGCCTCGGTATCGTCACCTCCAGCGTGTAGTCAGCCGCCTCATCGTACGAGGTGTGACGGACGACCTTTCCCGCTTGTCGACGCAAGAAATCGTGAAGGTCACCTGCGTCATAGACGGTCATCGTCGCTGCCACCACAACAGGAACAACAACACGACCAATGCGAGGATCAGCAATTTCATCGTCAGGTCAAGTTGCATACAAGGCTCCTAGCATGTCAGCGACCGTCTTGGGCAGACCTGGAAAAGGCCACTGCTCCGCGTTGTAGATGAAGTAGTCCACCTGATCGTCGGTGGGCCGTGACAGCTCCGACGCATGTTGTCGCCAGGCTGCGCCATCGTCCTTCTTGTTGGGCGTCCTGACGTCGACGACCTTGGCACCCAACCAGTCACGCAGGTTGGTCCGGTCATTGTCGAAGCGTGCGTCATTGATGACGATCTTCACCCGATCATGCAGCATCCCCTCCAGCACCGGGCGCAGCGACATCGTCCAGATGTCGGGGTGGATCAACTGCCTACCCCACTCGTCGCCGAGCAACTGGAGGATACGACGAGGCGAGTTGTCGTTGATCTTGCCTTCGCCGTCGCACTTGGGACAGGTGACTCGAGCGTGAGGTGTGACATGCCCGTCTCCCTTGCAGTGAGTGCAGGGTCGAGCCCACCGCGGATCAGGAGCGTTGCGCATGTGCGACGGACCGTACAGCTGCTCCTTGCTGAAGCCGAAGACTCGACCGCAGAACTCTTTCATGGCGTCCGACAGCGACACTTTGACGTAGCCGTGATTGGCGACGAGGAGGTCAGCGACTGAATCCTTGCCAGCTCCCGCCTCACCCGACAGGACGATGAAGTGCTTGGTCATGGCCAGCATCGTACCGCTCATGCAGGACGGTGTTCAGCGAACGGGAGACGGTAGACCGCGAATCGAGTGTTGCTCAATGCGCAGCGGTTGAGACCACATCACCCAGACGACAGTGAAGGGGTGTGACGTCGTCGGGTCGTCGAACGAGTTGACAGCGACGGTCACACCCGTCATCGGGCCGGGCAGCATCTCACCCGTCTCGCGGACCCTCACTAGGGCGCCCTCAGACACAACGATGAGCTCGCCCGGCTCGTACGGGCGGCCAGTTTTCACTTGGGATTGACGATGCAGTAGCTGCCATCGACCGGTTGCTTGCGCACACCCATCGTCGTCGGGACCGGAGGGGGCAGCTGCGACAGGACCGAAGCGGGCGCGACTCCGACCAACGTCGGTTTGCGAGGAACTCGCTTGGCGGGCATCGTCTGACGACCCCGAGCCTCAGCGACCTCCTTCTCCTTCTCGGCTTCCGCCTTTTTCTCGGCGACTGCGGCGTCCCAGCGCTGCATCTCTTCCTCGGAGGGAGCCGCCATCGACTCCAACGTCGGGACCTTGGGCTTCATCAGAGCCGACATCATTTCGTCAGCGAGTCGCACCGCCTCGACCGGTCGTAGGTGCACCGGAATTTCCTTCATGAGTTCGGAGTTACCGAGAGCCAGACCCGCGAACCACTCCCGCATGGTGATGTTTGCCGGCGGAGGAGTCCGGTTGTCGGACACCGATTTCGCAATCGACCTGAGTTCCATCGAGGGACGGCGGGGAGCAATGGCGTTCATGATTGCCTCGAGTTCGGCGGCGACTTTGAGTCCGAGCAAGAATTGCTCAAGATGCCTGCCATGAATCCACTCTAAACCGGCTCGAGGGGGATTTTACTGCGCGAATTCATGATCGAATGCTTTTCTGAATTCGCAACGAATTTGGGATCGAAGCTGCGTAGACGGCGGTTCTCAAACGATACTTAGGGTTGTGGAAAGTAGCATCCCGACCATTCACGTGCATGTACCCGTCGACAAGGGGACGGCTCCTTTCGCGCGTTTCATGTGGGAAACGATGCTTTCGTTGGCGAACCACCCGCGAGACGTCAAACTGACCGTCCACAGCATGGGGGCGGTGGGAAGTGAGCGCCTGAAGGACCTGGCGCAGGCGACCTGTGTCACCATTGCACCTCGGGGCAAAGACCCACTGCACGGCTCGATGGGTCACGGTGCGGCCATCATGGACGCGCTGGCTATGACCGGTGACGGTGACATTCACGTTGTCTGCGACTCAGACACGGTCGTTGTCGCTAAGGGTTGGGACGACTACATCAGGCTGCAGGCCTTCAGGGGCGTGGGCATGATGGGCACTACGTACGAGGACCTGGGCGGCTTCAGCTCGGGCAGCGGCGCGACGCAGACCTACAAGAAGGTGCCCACCTTCACCTGGGCGATGTTGAACCCGAAGCACGACTGGCGCACGCTCGAGGTGATGCCCAACAAGAATCACATCATCGCCATCAAGACCGAGCTGCAGTCGAAAATCTACAACCTACCAGTGGGCTACTCGGTCTTTGGTGAGGCGGCGTGGCAAGTGCCTCAGTTCCTCCATGACAATAACATCAACTACGATGGTTGGCGCCAACTGAAGCCGACGAAGGACGCCATCGTCCTGCGAGGACTGGGCGACTATCACGAGGAGTACCACGCTGAAGGTAACACCGTGCCCTTCGTCGTCCACCACCGTGGGTCAATGAAGCACGCCTACCGAAGCGACAAGATTTCTTCGGCGTTCTATGGTGCCGTGGATCGCTACCTCAACACTGAGCGGGAACGACCGACGCGCTGGACGTGGGAAGGCAAGGGCTACGAACTGGAGCGCCTGATCCTGCCAGCATTGCCGACGACGTCAGGACAAGTCGAGGACACGTACATCCGTGCCGCCGGCGAATGGATGAAGGTGACGCTCGATGGCGATGTGGTCCGGGTCCGCAACGCCAAGGGCCTGGGCTCGATGTGGGAGCTACCATGTCCCGGTGCGGGTACCTACCACGTTCGCCTTGAAGGCACCGTCAAGGGCATCAACGTCAAGGTACCGCCGTGCAGCAAGGTCCCCTACCTGATCGTCGCCCGCAACATGACCCAGGGTGTTGTGACCTTCACCACTGGGACGGGTGCCAGCGTTCAGGTGCCGGATGGCAAGGCTTGGATGTTGACCGTCGACATCGACGGTGTCGTGCATGTTGAGTAACTGAGACGGTCACTTCCAAACCGTGCACCCGCGTGGTCACGCTCTAGGCGGACAAGTTACTGGTCCCAGTTCCACAACACAAGGCACAACGCATTGCGATCGTTCTGCGGCTCGGGGTGGGGCAGCACGGCGATGACCAGTCCGAGCCCAGGCCGGTCGAGCCCCCGTTTTCGCATTCGCTCCAGTCCACCCTCATAGCTATGCACTAGCATGCCGGGATGAGAGTTTCGATAGTGCATGCTGCCGCACTTGACAAGGTCAGGAAAACGTGTATCGCGGCCCAACACAGGACCCCAAGCGATGCAATTTTCGACGATCTCAAGTCTCACGGAATCGCTTCAGGATTCGTTCGCCAGTCCTTGAACTCTTTGGTGTGCCGGTCCCAGAAGCCCCAGTCCGACGTGCGCGGGCCGGCAAAGAACAGCGACCATGCGCCCTTCTGCTCATCGTGGAGGTCGACTCGGTGGAAGTCGCCGGCTCGGATCAGGTTGAGCTGACCTGGTCCCTTCTCACGCCTGTTGACCCACCAGCTGTCTTGAGTGAATCCCTCTCGGAACTCCTCACTGTAGCCGCCGGCGAGGATCAGCGACAGGCCCCACTCCCACGGGTGGTTGTGCAATTCATCGCCCTGATCGCTGGAGTGAAAGTGGTGCAAGTAGATGTTGCCCCACGTCCTGTCTTTGCCGAACAAGTAGCAGCGCGTCAGGTACGGCTTGCCTTGGATGGTGATCGTCGTCTTCGGCAGCTTCGCCTCGAGCCACCGGAGCAGGCGCTCAAGCATTTCGCACCTCAGCCCGGACCAGCATTTGCTTGTGCTGGCGCTTCTGTTCTTCGATGAAGTTGTCGGCCTCCTTCCTCGTGGCGAACGGTCCGGCCTTGGTGGGCATCGGGCCGAAGGGCGTGAGGACGGCGTAGTCGACGAAAAAGCCCTGCTGTGTATCCTGGTCCATGCACTTGAACTCTAACGCTGTGACTACTTCCTGTTCAAGTGACATAGTTATGGGTGTGAAGACCCTTCGAGTGCTAATCAACGAGGTGATGTCTCCCAAGGTGCGAGATCACTTGCAGAGGCTCGTACGAGGAGCCGAGGACAACGCCGACAAGTTCGTCAGTTCGCTGGTCTCGGGCGACCGTGATTCCGGCGCCGCTGATGAACTTGCAAAGACGCTGGAGACTCTTCGTAGCCTCGAGTCGTGGATGGAGAAGAACGAAGAGCCGCAGACCAAGTCATTGAAAAAGTTCAATGATGAGCTGGCGGTCATCGTTGACAAGTCGGGCTTCTGGCAGACTCCCAGCTTCCTAGGACGCACCAAGCACGTTGAGACGATGCAGGCTCAATTGACGAAGCTGCAGCACGCCTACATGGCGTTGGAGGCGAGCTTTGGTCGCGGCAGCGGCGTTCGCCCCAAGCATGGCACGTCGGTCGCTCCCAACTATCGCAAGCAGGCCAACCCGTACATCAAGCCCTGACGGCGAGGCTGCAGCCCGCCATCGACTCGGTGTCGACGACCTGATCTGGGAAGACGACAATCCACCGCCAGTCGTACTCGTCGCTGTGGTCGTAGTACGCTCGATAGCGAGCGACGATGACTCCCACACGTCCCTTGTCGTCAGTGATTAGATCGCCTGGACCGACCACGCGGTTGCTGTCCCATCCCCACGTCACGCGACCGGCTCACGCCAGCGGGACAGGCGCTTGCCTTGCAAAGCGGTGATGACTTCGTCCGCGCGGCCACCTTTACCAGCGTGCTGGTCGTGCCTGACGCCCTTCTCGTTGTTGCAACCCTTGCAAGCCAACGCTAAGTTTCGAGGATCAGTCGATTCACCGCCGTTGCACAGCGGGTTGATGTGTTCCACGGTCGCATCAGTACCGCCATTCACAGACACGCCAAGCTTGCGATTGCAATGGATGCACTTGCCGATCCAGATGCCATGGGCTTCATGCAACTCAAAGGTGATGTCAGTCGCGACGATTGACAAGACAACATGGGCCCGGCTGGCACCTTTGGGTCGGGGCGCTCGTGTCTCCTCCTGACGGCGGCGTTTGCGGGCCATGGACCAATGTTACCCCATTGGGGCAACGTTTTTCAAGGGCCTTCGGAGGGCTCTTGACCGCCGCCTTCACCGTCAGCGGGCTCGGCTTCGGACGACCCCTCGCCCTCGCCGCCTTCACCACCGGCTCCGCCCGCTGCGGGGTGTGCCAGTGCCCACTCCGGTTTCGGGTGCATGCCGATGTAGTCGAAGGCATCGCTGGGACGACCCGGGTTGTTGGCGGGATCTGTGTCGACTTCGTCCAATTCTCCCAACGAATCACCCAAACGATCTGCGTCAATGTGGGAGACTGGATCACCGTAGGAAGGACGCCAGCGACCAGGCACCTCAGCCTGTTGGTTGGCCAGTGCCTCTCGGATGATGCGGCGGAGGGTGCCGAGGCGAATCCTCATCCTTCTAACTAGGCTGGTTGACCCAAGCATCAACGTACTTGGTACCGAAGTCATTCCACTCTACGTGCTCGATGCTGCCCCCGCCGAACGGCAGCAGGATGGCACCATAGTTCTTCGGATCACCTTCCCACAGGTCGATGTTGGGGTCGGTCCGGTGGTACCACGCCACCAACACGAAGAGCTGGGTGGGGCGCTGTGCACCAAAGGCGGGCCGTGACGACTTGAACATGTGCCCGGGCGGGTGCATTGCGAACCAGGCTTGTCGGGTACGGAGGGCATCATGATCGAACTTTTCCTCCTGCCGACGCCGTGCCTTTGAGGGCTTCTTCGTCCTACGCTCCCTTCCGAACACGGAGAGCCTCGATGACGTGAGGAGAGACGTACTTGGAGATGTCGCCATCGTGCTTCGCCAGCTCCCTGACGACGGACGACGAGATGAACGATAGCTCGGGACGGGTGGGAACGAAGATCGACTCGACGCCCGGCGCTTGCGTTGAATTGGCGTGAGCGATGCCTAGCTCATAGTCGAAGTCGGTCACCGCTCGAAGACCGCGGATGATGTAGTTGGCATCGCAGTACTTGCAGTAGTTGACCTGTAGGCCCTGGAACGAGTCGACGTGAACGTGCTTGAGGTCCTTGAAGGATTCCCTGAGCAAGGCGAGTCGTTGGTCCGTCGTCAGGAATGGCGTCTTGGCAGAGTTGACACCGACCGCCACGTAGATCCTGTCGAATAGCGGCGCGCAGCGCCGGACGATGTCCTCGTGGCCGAGAGTGACGGGATCAAACGAACCTGCGTAGACTGCTACCCTTGCCATGTCACAACCTTACCTTCCGGATGACGAAATCGTTCAACGTGCTGATTTCGTATTCTTTCACTTGGCGTCCGCAGTGGTCAGGCCACAGGACCCTGAGGTGCGTGCCACTGTTTGAAATGACGAGCCCGACAGCAAAGTGTCGGGCCACGTCAGTGTCTTGCTTGTAGAAGTCGTGATTGTTGTAGACCATCAACGACCCAGGCGGCCAAGCGCTCGGATCGTGGATGAGCGACTTCATCACTGGGCCGGAGCGGGCGTCGGACGCAGCTGGACCGGAGGTGCCTTCTTCGTCTTGAACGCCTGTTCCGTCTCCTCGTTGGTGACGATGTCGAACACCGACAGGTCCTTCTTGGGGAAGCCGAGCATGTGGGCGATGGTGCCGTTGGGGAAGGTGCCGAGCGACACCTCGTAGACGCGCTTCTTGTCGAGCAGCGTCTTCTGGTCGGCCTCGAACGAATTGCGGCCCGCCTCGATCGCCTGTTGAATCGATCGGTACATCGATGAGTCGAAGCTCGGGTTGTGCTCCTTGATGAACTGGAACATCGCCTTCGAGCCATCGGCGCCGTAGCGACCTTGGATGGCGCCCTTGTAGACCTTTTCCAGGTCCTCGGTGTACATCGCCGGGACCTGCGCCATCTCCTTGATCTTGGAGAAGTAGTTGCTGTAGTTGTTCTGGTTCTGCTTGTATTGCGCCTCCAGACCGGCCTCTTGGGTGACACAGTCGTTGTTGACGCCGATGATGCAGCCGACGATGCCGAGGCCAAACACGAGCACGAGGGCTCCGAGGCCGAGGAGAATCTTCAGAGTCGTGGACATTGGTAACTGTTTCCTTCCTTCACGGGTTTTTCTTGGGTCACTTGGTGGGCCTCACACGTCCTCCCAGGGGCGCGACGAGGCAAACGGGTTGCGAAACTTGAAGTTGAGGCCCCGGCGTTGCCGGGCGTAAGCCGAGTAACCTTCATCGCCGAACGGGTCCTGAGTCTCGAAGAAGTAGACCAGTCCACCAGCGATGAGGAACGCGATGATGAGAGTGATGACCCACTCAGTGGTCGACGGCGTGATCTGAGAGCTCAGGTACTCGAAGTCCTTCATCGGTTTTCGGACGTAGTACAGGCGGACGTTGTTGGCCAACGCTGTCATGACGGAATTGCGGTCAATGACCTTCTCATCCATGATGTCGTCGCGGAGCTTGATCTTGAAGAGCTCGTTGGTCGTCCACGCCATGACCTGTGCCCACTGCGGCTTCATCTCATCGTCAACGCTGACGACGAGGATGGCGTCATTCTTCTTGCCGCCGATCCACGACTCCTCCAACGCGTAGTACCAATCATCGGGCTTGTTGCGCACCAGGACGACGATCATGTTGACCTGCTTGGGCCTGCCGAGGTCGGCATTGATCCGCATCAGGTCGTGGTTCCATTTCTTGGCTTCGTTCACCGACAAGCCGATGGTGACCAGGCGGTCCATGCGATAGTAGTCGTAGACCTCGCCTGGGTACTCAGGCAGCGACGTTGCGTACTTCTCCTTGAGTCCCTGGTGACGAAACAACGAACCTGGTGCCGCCTTGATGTAGTTGGTGTAACCATGAGTCAGCGTCGTAGGCTCGCCCATCTTGACGGCAGTAAACCGCGGAGGCTCGCTTGAACCTCGGCGGTCAACGCGGTCGATGGTGATGGTTTCCTGATTCGACGTGTAGACGTCCCAGTCCCAATCGTTGGTGTGCTCGTAGCAGGTGTCACAGACAGTGCTGCACGACTGGTTCTTACCCGAGCCGGTGCATGATTGCCTGCAGTTGCACTGGTACGAATGCGAGCACGACACCCAGACCTGTTGCTTGCCTGTGACGACGCCATTCCAGGCCTCAGTGTCGTGGGTGTTGGCACAGGAGACGATGCCAGCTGATGAGCCGGCGACGACCAGCATCGCTCCGATGATGCACAGGAACTCCTTCCACGTGATGCCATTGAGGAAGACGTACGCAGCGAACACCGCAATCAATGGCACGCCGGCCACGATCAGGAAGAAGGCGAACATCGTCGCTCCTTACTTGCAGGTTTCCTTGAGCTTCGACCAGTCGTTGCCGGCGAGCGCCTTCTCCAGCGCGTTTTCGTGCTTGGCCAGCGCCTCCTTCGCCTTCTTGATCTCCTCGAGGCGAGGCTTGCTGTAGGACTGCGTGGCAACGCTGCCGTCGGCGTTGTACGTCTCGTTGTCCGCCCTGTCGACCTTGCGCAGGTCGGTCAGCAGCTGGAACCGCTTCTGGAACGCCTTGTCGAGGAGCCCGACGCGGGAGGCAATCTCGTCCTCGACCAGCTTGTCGCGGAAACGGTTGTAGACCTCGGGACCCGACTCCTTGATGCGTGCCGCCACGTCGGCGAGCAGGCCTTGAGCCTTGGTCTCCTTCGGATCTTGGGTCGTCGTCTCGGTCGTGTTCTCGTCGCTCATGTTGCTTCTCCTAACGGTGGGGCACCCAACAGGTGCATGGTGTTGCTCGGTACGTTGTTCGGATTTCGTCGCGGCGCTTCAGCGCCCAGATGTAGAACTCCTCAGTCTTGTCCCCGAAGGTGACGCTGCGGTGTGTACACGGAGGGGACCAATCATCTCGGTAGAAATTGCGCTTGGCTCGCGTGAGCGTGATCTGGGCCGCGATGTACGGGAACAGGTGCTTTGCGTGCCGTTCACACGTCACCAGGCCGGGGCGGTCGTTGCTCAAGAACAGCTTGAGCAAGCGCGGCAGCAACTCCGGCGTTGCCTCGTCGACCAAACGTTTGACTTCGGCTTCGAGCTCAGCCAGCATGGCGATCTTCAACCTTGGCTTTGCGTTCAGCCTCGATGACTTCCTTGGGACGATTCTTGCTACCCTTCGGGCGACCACGCTTCTTCGGCTCGCCCGTCGGCTCTTCCTTCGGCTTCTCTTCCTTCTTCTTCCTGGCGAAGATGGGACCTTTCTTGGGAGCCAACTTGACGCGTTGAAACTCGCTCTTGAAGCTGACGCACGCGTAGTGCTGCATCTCCTCGTCGGTGCAGTGAATGGCGCCCGTCTCGTCATCGATGACCTTGACGACGTAGACGCGGGTGTCGAGCCAAGGATGGCCCGTCAGGAAGCTGATGCGTCGCTCGACGACGATCCGATCGCCGACGTCGAACAGCGGGACCCTTTCTCCGTCGG